TTTACAAGAAGGATGCTCACGATGTGGCACAATCAACAATTCCAATTTTTAATCTAAATAAGTACGATGAAGAAATTTCAGTATGAATGAATCTGTAAAAGCGATTGCTCACCGTGTCTGGAGTCAGCTTGGCTCTGGTTTTTCTGAACGAGTCTACCATAACGCAATGGAGGTTGGGCTTCGACAATCTGGAATTCCATATCAGACTGAACGAATAATTCCAATACTATTTGATGGACACGGTATTGGGAATATTCGGGCTGATTTAATTGTCGATTCAAAACTTATTGTTGAGCTAAAATCAGTAAAATCATTAAAGGATGAACACATTGTTCAGACTCAAATGTACATGAAATACCTTGACATTCCTGATGGAATGCTTATAAATTTCCCATCGTGTGGAGGACAACTAGAGGTGATTAATTTGTAGGAATCCATTCCCACCCAAGCTCGGAAGTGATTAGTTTCCAAATCATGTCGTGCTTGTACAGCTTTTCCTTTGATTTCAAAAGAGGGAAACATGGCAAGTATTCATCTTCGCCCAGCAATTCACAAAATTTATAAAGAATGTATGAATAACTCAAAAAATTTTTACGATTTTCTGGACAATGTTTCTCAAATGGCTTTTGAATCTGACCAAACATGAGTCGAAGTTTGTCTTCGAGAGCTTGTGACATGGTTGGAGGCTGTACCCCGTTGAGAATCGTTGTAATGTAAGGGACGTGTTCATAGTATTTGTTCATGTGAATCTTCTTTAAAATCTCTCGAACCTTTCTGTGCGTCAGTTCACTTGCATCTTTAATTCTCTGTTTCTTCACCTCCTCCTTTAGCTGCTGTATGAGTTCTGGGGGGACACTTGTAGATTCCTTAGCCTGAAATTGATTGACCCATTCGTTGAAATGATTTTCACGGCGGTACGAGTACAAGACGTGGCGTTCCATGTCTTGTTCCTCTTTGAATCCTAGTTCTGTCCCCTGATAAAATTCAGCAAACCCACATTCCATACATATAATGTCGCTTTCAATTTCATCTACATAGTGACAGTCTCTTTTTCCACAATTTCTACAAACTGTGACGTTCGACGGTCTGTTTTGAATCTTTGTTGGTGCATTTTCGACAGTTGCCATGTATTTTTCATAGACATCCTTCTTTTTCCCACCCGCCTCGTTAAACTCAATCAGAAAAGGAACACACGCAGCAATGTACGAGTACATTTCTTTATCAGCGTCTTTATCTCCCTTTTGAATTCTCTTTTTAAATTCTTGCAACCTTTGTTGGTAGCGTCCTTCCATTAATATAAAATATATAAAACCTTTTTAGATATGGAAGTCATTCAGTTCTTTAGACCCAAGAATTTCCAAGTGAAGGAAGTTTTCAAGGGTATGGAGGAATTGATACCAGTTGATAGTCTCAGGCCAGGGGAGGTTGGACGTGTCGACTATTATTTTGGTGGAAAGCTCTATAGGCACTTTGGCGAATGGCCTCCAGTCCGTTCTCAATCCAAATTTAGGGTTCCAGTATTTCGTGCAGAAATTAATGAAACAGATGTAACAGATGAATTTAAAAAGTTGCAAGGTCCTACAAATACAAAGATTTTATTGGGATTGTACTCTCCTAGAATCCATGTTTCATTTTCATTTTTGAAAATTTCCATGAGAGTAAAATGGATTTTGAAAAAAAAGTTGACAGGATTGCTAAAAATAACAGACATTTTTGGATCCACGCATTCTTACATTGTAGAGTAAATCTTTTTCGGAACTATAGAAGTCCTGCACATTGGACAGTGTGTAGCCAACGACCGAACAAGGCATGTTTTGCAAATGAGGTGACCACATGGATCAAGAAATGTATCAACAAGACTGTCCATGCAAATCGAACACGTGAATTTATTGTACCGTTTTGCATTTGTCGCAGTAAGAACATTCTCCATGGCTTTCACCTTTCCAGCAAGTTGCAAAAAGTCATCACTCTTCTTGTCATAGTCATTCCTCGCTTTAAACTTTTCTATACTCTCTTTTATGTCATCGTAGAACTCACGATTTCTGACGGAATTTAAGGAATCTGTCAAAAGAGTAATGTCATTCTTCAGTTTTATGATTGCCTCCTCCTGAATTTTAAGTTGAGCAAGAGTCGTTACATATTCTTGTTTGTATTTTCCGAGTACATCTTCGAATGAATTCCATTCGTCTGAAAGTTCAACCTCTGGTACATTGTACCTGGTTTTCCGTGCATTGACAACGTCTGTCAATAGCCACGAGCTAATCATCTATCTTTGGAGCAAGGTAAAACTTTAGTTCTCCTAGGTTTGCAACTGCGTACCTAAATACAATTGGCATGTTTTGGTCTCTAGAATCCTGCATAATCTGTATGCTTGCACAAAGACTTGTTGCCCGTGTAAACATGTTAATGTACTTTAATGAAAACAAATTCCCAATTGGTTCATCTGGTCCTTGTTCGATACATTCAATTGTCGTCTTTTGATTTGCAAAACTCCCCTCGCATTCAAGCTCAAGAGTCCTTTTTCCCCTGTGTATCCGAATGTCATTTGAAATGTTGTGCATGTCGCGAGCAATTCTCTGAAAGTCTATGCTTGGCAGAGTTGTGATTGTATCCATTTCAATTTCAGGAATTGACAACATGTCGTCATTAATGTCCAAAAGTTTAAATTGAAATGTAGTCAACGAACGCTTTGCCAAGTTTTCAATTCGAATATTTAAAATGTAATTGTCATCGACATCAAGAGTCAATGTGTCTGCATTTGATACAGACTTTAACAGTTTGTATGTATTTGAAATGTTGAGCCCGGCAGTACATTCAGACTCGCAAATGTACTCTTCAAAGTTTTCAGCCGGCATAAACAAATGAACAAGTGTGACACGTGCAGTGTCGAGTGTTATAATCAACACACCTTCTGGCTTGAATATCAAATTTACATCGTTGATTATATCCTTCAGAACCTCAAATACTGTCCTGAATGCACTCGCCTGTATTGTCTTCAGCTGTACCATGATTCTTTAGTCGAATCTTTACTTTAGCTTCTGTTTGATGAAAACGCCTCCTGAACTTTTTTACTAATCTTCTCCTCGAGTTCCCTGGTCATTGGTGGTGCAAGTGTCTTGTGAAAGTTTTCAATGTCAAAAAAGTTTCCTGACTCGTGACCGTCTGTGTCATCAAGAGATGATGTTGCAAGACCAGATTGATCATACTCTTCTACAATTTCTTGGGGTTTCATCGACTCGATCCATTTTCGTACATCCGCTCCAACAATGAGCTGACCGTCATTTGTAATAAGAGTTGGTACACGTGTTATTTGCTTCGAAGGAACACCGCTTGTAGTTACATTGTGAAACCGTATAACATGAACAAGTGCAGGGTTTTCACGAATCTCCTGAATAACCTGGGTTGAAAAAGGACACCGATCACTGTATACCAGCATGGCCATTAGTATCACATGTGTTTTTTACTTTTTGATTACGAGCGCATTAATTCTCTCATCATCTAATAACATGAAAGATCTTACCATAGTTTTACTCATTGGAATTTTAGCTTTTATGGTATGGAACAAGGATAAAAAGGGGAGTGAATCATTCACAGACTCTACAAATGCAGTAAGTCCTGCTACAATTCAATCAATAGTAAATTCCATCCAGGCAAAAGACCCAGATGTTTATCCTGTCCAGACAATTTATATAAATCAGGCAAACGGAGATCAGGGGTCAGTTATTTACAATGCCCGCATACTCTTCATTAATACACGGGGGTACTTTGGTATCCAGTATGATGTTCAATCTGATGCATCTGGAAACATACTCAACATTTCAGAGCAGCCACTTGCCGGTCTTTCCGATGCATTCAAGATTACAAAAGATGCAGAGTATGCTCCATTCGAAGATACACAGGCTGTTCTTGATCAACAATTTGCCACTCTGAAAACACAGGCACCTGGATACCAGGGAAAGCTGGAGCTGTGGCTTGAACAGATGCGCGCAAATACCATGAAACAGGCTGGCATTGATGCAAATGTAGGAAAAACAAACTAATTGCATATAGTAATGATATCAGCCCAGGAATTGGCCAACAGAGAGAAGAAAAAGCAAGAAGTCCGAAAAACAACGTACAAGGCTATTTTAGAGCAACTCTGCAGAAAAATTAAACATTCGTCTGATTTGGGAGAACATTCTACATTTGTCAAAGTTCCTTTATTTATGGTTGGTTATCCAGCATATGATATTGACACGGCTACAAATTACATTCAGAGACAATTTGATAGGCTAGGATACAGGGTTACGAAAGTTGATAGAAATACACTTGGGATAAATTGGAATGGAATAAGGAGTTCAAGTGGTACAGTTGTTATTGATCATTCTTTTGAGGAACTTCCCTCGCTTGTTAATTTACAAAAGACGGCTGCGTCAATTCGACAGACTAGCCATAGGCGATGACCCCCTTTGTAGTCTCGACACCACCTGCAACCCACCCAAACCTGTCCCTCTCAAGGCAGGTTACAAAGTACCCATCGTCAAGCAACAACTGCTCATTCTCAAAGTCTCTCTGACCTGTTTCAGAGACGAGGAGTTCATCTGCCAACTCGACCGCAGTCTGAATCAGCTGGTGCCTCTCGGTCAAAAGTCCCCAGTTGAGAATATCGTTGTACTCAATCTCATCGCACTCCTCGATCGCCTTTAGGATTGTGATGAGCTTGTTCATTTTTTGTATTTGCTCCATTCCATAATCTAGACTTTTTAGCAATTACATTACGTTTTTTTTGACAAAAAAGAAAATAACTACAAACTATACATGGAGTCAACAGCCATTCTTGTAGAGGCGGAACGAAAGTTTATGATTAAGCTGTGCAATGCAATGACACCTGTAATGATTGATTCATTCCTGGAGTTGTATCAAAAGGCGAATGAAATTGCAGGGGGTCGTCAAGTTCTTATAAAATACCAGGTTTTACTTCAGGAGGTTCAGCACTGGAACAATACAATTGCAAAGCAGCACACAGACACGATTATAAAGGCGTGTTCAATGTTTCCAAATTTACTTGCTGCAGTCTTTGTAATTTCAGTCAAGATAATGTCAGCTGTTCGTATTTCAATGGATTCAAAAAAGATTCACATCAAGTTGCCATCGAATGATGTCTTTGTGCATTCGTGTTACATTGCTGCGGCAAAATCACTCTACGAAGACCCCTACGTAATCTCTGAAAAAATGAGCGACAACGAACGTCGATTAAAACTTGCAAAGCGCTTTTCTGAACTTATTCAGGAGGTTATAGATGATTTCATTCCTGTTCAGCAAATTCTGGATACGTACATTCCAAATTTCACTGGCGAACTTGACATGGGAACAGGAGTAGAGCCAACTGACCCAGAACCAATAGAGGAACCAGAGCCCGAGCCCGAGCCGGAACTAAAAACTGTCCCAGTCGACGAAATCCCCGAGGCTCAGCAGCCAGAGGCTCCAGAACCCGAGCCGGTACCACCAGTCAAGGAGGTGAAGGTTCATCACGAGACACTTTTTGACGATGCAGCAGAATGATTTCTCAACTAGTAGTAGATGTTTAGTGACTATTGTCGAGACCCGACTCACGCAGCCCTCATTGCAGCAGGTGTAACTATTGGATACATTTATGTACGTGGGTCGATGAATAACGAAAAATCAATTCCAAATTCAGCCTACATGAAACCAGCATTTCTTGTGGGTCTTCTGGTCTATTTTATAGTCCACCAAGGGAATTCTAAACCAGAATCAATCATCATGAAACCATATTGAACTTAAAGTGAAGAAACGACAAATCTCTAATGGCGACAACGACAAACGCTTTCAATGATATGATGCAGCAATTTCTTGACGAGCTTGTTCTTACATTTCCAGACGAGAAGAAGCTCGTAAAGTATCAGAATTCATTCATTCTGTTGCGTTCTACGAGCCCAAAGAAGCCAATGAAGCAGTTTATGCTTGAGATTACACCGTATGCAAATCAGCTCATGAAGCGCGACGAGGATTTCTTCAAGACGAATTCAAAGGATATCCCATTTCTTGATGACATTGACATTGGTCGTCTCTGGACAAGTGATCTCACCGAGACTACAAAGTCTGCAATTTGGCAGTATCTCCAGACACTCTACATTCTAGGGACTACTCTTTCGTCTCTTCCAGCAGAGACCATCAGTATGATTGAGAGTGTCGCGCAAAAGTGTGCCAGCCAGCTTCAGGGAAATGCAACAGCAGAGGATGGAACAATTGACGAGGCGGCTCTCATGAGCACTATGAATGGCCTCATGTCATCCCTGCTCGGAGGAAAAGGCCCACTTGTTTAAAAACTTCTCAGACTATAGTAGATGATTGAGCTACGGAATCTTTTCCAAAAAGATAGACTCACAGATTTCTGGCCAACCTCAGATCAATCCTCAGAGGAACGTGTGCTGGCAACAACGCGTTTCATTGTATATGCAGTTAGTCTCGTGTACATAATCAAACGAGATGGCAGGGTGGTTGCTTTAGGCCTCCTCGTTCTTGCTGCTCTTTATATACTTTATTCACTAGACATGATTCCAGACGGGAACCGAAGCGTCAATTCTGTTCCTAAAGCCATTTCAGGGTTACGTATGCCTACTATTGACAATCCAATGGCCAATTTTCTTCTTGGTGATGATCCTTCGTACAATCAGCAGGCTCCTTGGTATCCCAGTATGAAAAAGGAGGTTCAGCAGGAATGGAACTCGATTCATCCATTTGAACGCAAGAGGGATGCAGAACGCAACTTTTACACCACGGCTTCTTCGTCATGGCCAAATGACCAGGCTGCATTTGCATACGCAGCATTTGGAAGTCCATTTAGCCCAACATGCCGAGACGATCCAGACTCTTGCAATGTAGACAGTCCATATGCCCGCGGTCCAGAGACTGTCCAGCTTCGCGGAGGAAACGGTGGTGGGCACGGTGGCCCCGGTGGCGGTAACAAGTAAAAAAATATACGCACTAATTAATATGCCTAGCAGTCTCCTCCAGCCAGGTCTTCGCTCTGTAGAGGAGGGTGTTTTTATGGGTCCAAAAAACACAAACTATGTCGATATGATTATGACTGACGACGCGCTTCGTTCTCAGACAACGTCCCGGAACAACAAGTACTATGCTGACAAGCCGTACGATTTCCCTCACATGGAAATTGAGAATCCAGAGAATCGGTTTCTTCGGTGGGATCCAGCAAGTACTTTTGCAATTTATCAGAGCATGTCATACGAAAAGAGATATCCAACTGATAAATAAAGATGTTTGATTCTATTAGATGGACCCATTCGCGCTAGCCGCAATTGTGGGACTTGTTTTTGCCGGAAAAAAGTTGAGCGACAACAAGCTTCAGCAGGCGACAGAACCAAGTCCTCCCGAGCAAATTTCAAAGTTTGATCTTGTCCAGTACAATTTCGCTGAACAGCCTCAACAGATTGATCCTCTTAACACACAGCCAAATACAGGTCGCGGGTTTTCAGGGGGATTACGTCTTCCACCAAAAGATGCTGTTCCGAACTTGGCTGACATTACAAAAACAAATCGTAGATTTCCATACGGCCAGCCTGTCTATACTACAGATGCAAGCCGTGAACCCGTCTCAAACAGGATGAATAACGTCAACCCAAATGATAAAAAGTATGTTGGTCGTGGTCTAGGCCTAGATCCAGATGTGCCTGCATCTGGTGGTTTCCAGCAGTTTTTCCGCATTTATCCAAACAACATGAATGAGGAGCGTCTTACGACTTTACCAGGAAACTGGGGAGGCCCAGCAAATTCCCTTGTCAAGAATGGTTCAGCAATCATCGGAAGTATAACCCACCCTGCAAAGCTGTCAAAAGAGACGACGGATACATATGGACCAATGCCAACACGAGGCCAGGGTCAGGGAGGTGAAATGACAGGACCAGAAGGCCGCCCAGAGTTTGTAAAGACAAAACGTGCCACAAACCGAGAATTACAGGGAGGTGACCTTCAGTTTGGCCCAGAACAATACAATGTTCCCCAGGAATACACTCCAGGAACGTACCGTGAAGACGCTCGTTGGTCAAAGAATCGCATCAATCCAGATCGTGCTGGAAACGCCGGGCGTATGAATGTACGTGCAGACCCAGTTGGTGCAGCAGGTGCAAATACTGTGACTCGGCTCGAAGCTGGTCCTCTTCCAATTCGTCCAGCTGATGCTTCCAGAGGTTCTCGGTACATACCGAATCAGTATGACAAACTCAACGTTTTCAAGGGTCAGCCAGATCCACGTACAAGTAACCTTGGAATTGCTGCAAATGTTCTCAAAGGCAATCCATTTAACCACACATTCAGTACAACTTAAAATGTAAATATAATTCAATGCAACTTTGGAAGTGGGCTTTCGTAATCGGTCTTTTATTTCTCATTACATATGATCCAATGTCAGGTGGGAACCTTGGAAATTTTTTTAAACAGTAATTGTAGTTAATGTTGCCTGCAACAAGAGAACGACATAAAAGCATTGCAATACCTGTAACGACGATTGGAAACAAGCAGTACATGCTCATAGTCCACGATCGTCGATACCAGGAGTGGACTTTTGTAACCGGTGGGTGCAGACGACGCGAAGTTATAAATCCTCTTCGTTGTGCACTTAGAGAACTCGAAGAGGAGACGAGAGGTATGATTAATCTTAAAAAAGGAAACTATTCCTATTTTCAATTTTCAACAAAGTACAAGGGTCCAGGAGATTCAGAGGCTGACATTGAAGACGACGTGACGAGCATCTATCACGTCTATCTCATTGATTTTCCAATGACGTCAAATGAACACACGTACATTATCCGACGATTCAATGAAGAAAAGTACAAAATGGAGAATCAACAAATGTATTTCCGTAAAAATTACGATGAAAATGACAAGGTTGAATTTGACACACTTGATGGAATCACAGCACGTGAAAATCTCTGGGACATGATTCGTATTCATGTCATTTCAAATCCAGACTTTCATGAAGCACTTTCTTCGCAGTTGAAATCACCTTTTTATTTTAAAAGCTAATTTCAAATGACTAAATCAAAACGAGTCTTTGCAGAAATGCTTGTTCAGCAGCAGGGTTTCGGAAATGCACAAGACATTGCAAATACAATGACACTCGTAGACATTATTTATGAATTGAAAAAAACTGAACCTCAAAAACCTCCTCCAGAGCCGCCAAGAGACATTTGGAGTAGACTCTCAGACTAAAAAATACACGCGCAGATAAACTATGGATAAATGGACAACACAAAGAGGCCCCGGTACACACGTCCTCATGGATGGAGGAATTCTTCAAGTTCCATTTGAAAAACTCGAAGAATTTTATACAGATTACGTGCATCTTGTCCGAACCGGAAAAAAAGTTTACGTAGTCGAACAAAAGACGGAGGTTTTCAAATTTTTCATAGATTTGGATTACAAGGATTCAAAGCCTCTGTCAGAACCAGATGTGCTTGATTACACTAGAATAATGAATGGAGTTGTAAAAGGAAAAAGGTGTATAATTGCTCGAGCCAAACCCCGCAAACTCTCAGATGGATCCATAAAATCTGGGGTTCACATTGTCTGGCCAGATGTCTTTGTAAAAAAAACAGAAGCTCTTGCTCTGAGGACGAGAATTCTTCTTGAATTGCCAGAAGATCCAGAGTGGAATCAACGAATTGATTCGAGCGTCTATGGTGGTTCTGGTCTTCGAATGGTCTGGTCTCACAAAAAGGAACGAGGCAAGGATACAGATCCGTACATACCGTGGATGGAGCTCGATGGAGAAATTTTTGATTCAGTTCCAACAAAGGAGCTTCTGAAGTTGTTTGCAATTCGTACAAATGAATCTTCAGTTGGTATGAATGTCGAAATTACGTGTACACCACTTGAACGGTTTATACAAAAAAATCTCAAAGGACAACAGTATGCAAATGTAAAAAGGGTTATTCGTAAAGGGAATGATAAGATTATTGTCCAGACTGACTCTCATTACTGTGAAAATATAAAAGGGGAACATAAATCAAACCACGTATGGTTTGGTGTTTCAAAGGGTAAAATTTGCCAGTTGTGTCACGATGAAGATTGCAAGCGGTTTGTCGGGCAGGAGCATAAACTTTCTCCGACTATTATAGCTGAGCTTAAGAGTAATGTTGCTGTTGACAATTCTTCTTATGTTCCTATTTGCAATCTTGTTCCCGACTTTTGGTGGAAAAAAGAGTAAATTTCTCAGACAAGTTCACCCGTACTCTGGCCTCGACCCTCAAACATGGGAATTGTTTATGATGCACATGACAGAATTTGAAAATAAACAAAATTCCTTGGAAAAGAGGGCTCAGAATCTCTACTCTGCAATTGAAGATGTAAGAAACCTAGCCCTCTTTATACAACGAGCAGATGATCATGAGCACCAGGAAACTCTTGAAGAAATTGCGAATCAGATTGGTATAGAAGGTGAAGAAAAACTCTTTGAACTGTCTAAAAAGAGTGGTGTTTATTTCTTTCCTAAATACTTAAACGAAACACGACAAGATGAAGTAGAAGATGTTAATGGACATAGATCAGGCGCTTCAGTCAATGACCATTTCCCCGACCCCAGAAGTCACGGTCAATAAGAGATCTAGATACGGACGAGTTATAAAGCCACCCGTTAGGTACACCCCAGTCGAGGTTTGTGTTGATGATTATGCAAAGGAAGACTATGATTCTGATGAATCAGATACTGTTTCATCATTTGAGTATTGCGAGTCTGACGACATTTCAAGTGAAAGTGATGCAGATGACAATGGAAACCTCAAAGATTTTGTAGTAGATAAAACTAGCAGTGATGAAGAAGATAATGGAGTACAGTCCGAGTCCGACATCCCCGACGTTTCCAATCGAGGAACACCCCCAACTCGAGGAAGACCCCCCGCAGGTCGTACACTCGTACTATGAACCACGAAGAACAATTTATCAAGAATCTGGAATTCTTGATAAAATTTCAAAAGAGACTCTTATTTTTGGCTTTACAATGTTGATTATAGGTCTTTTACTTGGAAAATCACTGACTCCTATTATACTGAAACATTAGACGACGATTCACCTACAAATGGAATTACAGGTGACGTGGTTTCAGGCAAGTAGATTCCATTGTCTGGAATGACATTTGACGTTTCTTCAGTACCAATGGAGTACATTGATGCAGTTCCAGATAAAGACTCATGAGGAACAAAATCACCATAGATTGTATTGGAAGTTGGATCTCCCTGGATAAAGTTTAAAATTGGATTTCCAGCTTGTATCTGGAAATCGAGACCAGCCATGTCTTTATAAATCTGTGTCTGATCGTCTACATTGCTTGTAGCTGGTTCGACAAAAGGTGGTTGTGTATTTTCGTCACGAGGTGCTGCATATTTTTCTTTTCTGGCAGTAAGTAGAACCAGAACAAAAATTACAATAAACAAAAGAATTACAATTATCAAACCCTTCTTCATTATTATATAACTGACATATTTTATGCGGTTCGACGACGCTCAATCTCCTCATTGATTCGGTCATCTGCAAGTTTTACAAGCTCAGTCATCTTCTTATCTGGAAACTCCTTCTGAAGGTCATCAATCAGCTCAGCTGGGTGAGGAATTGGTGGGACGTCTGGCTTTGTGTAATACTTGGAGTTTTCATCGCCCGCCTCAATGTACGGAGTATCGGAACCTGGAATCGGCTGTGCCATCATGTCACGCTTTCGCTTCTCGAAGTGAGCTGCAGCCAGTCGCTGGTTCTCGTTGTACTTTGTCATAATCTCCTCAAGCTTCTCGTTTGTGTAGTGAACATCTCCAATCTGTGCATTGTCAGGGGGGATAAGAAGCCACTTGTACATGTCTACTACGTAAATATCACAAAGTGTATCATCCTTCTGAAGACGCTTTGCGTGACGCTCTGCATCATCCTTTGTTGCAAAACACCCACGAATCTTCAGACCAAGCTGATCATTCTTTTGTGGCAGAGTTGGACCGACGATTGAGATGAGGCAAAAAACCTGTCCTGGAACAGTTAGGTAATCCTGCTCGAGTGAACCCATTTAAAATAGAAGAGCTCCTATCTTTTAAGTAGAATGGATGCACTCCGTAAATTCCACAACAGCATGAAGAAGGAACTGATTATAAAATGGGTAAAACCAAATTCATACGTCCTTGACTGTGGCTGTGGAAGAGGTGGAGACTTTTGGAAATGGAAGTCAGTCAGTGCACGCCTCGTAGCAGTAGACCCAGACGAATCCTCTCTCAAAGAGGCGGAACAACGAGCTCTTACTGCAGAATTTGGTGTATGGTTTATACACGGTAACATCCTCCAGGCTGTTGATGTCGGTCCATTTGATGTCGTCTGCTACAACTTTTCTATACATTACGAAACAAAAAGCATTCATGCAATAAAAAAAGCTGTGAAACAAGGGGGGTATCTCATTGGAATCACACCAGAAAAGAGTCTCATTGAAAATACAAAGAGTCCAGATGCATTTGGAAATACATTTGAAATTGCAGGAGACTCACTGCGAATGAATGTTGTCGACGGACCCTTTTACTCAGACGGGCCAAAGGATGAACCACTCCTCGAAAAGGATGCATTCATGGAATCACTTGCACCAGAGTTTAAGTGTATAGTATGGAAACCAATTTCAAATTCAAACACCCTAAGTGACATCTATGCCCAGTTTGTTTTTCTCCGTATTTAATTAGTATGGGTAAAAAGTCTCAATTTGTTCAATTGTGTATACTTTTCACTGCATTCGTAATTGCCCTAAGTAACATACGAATTGAACACCCTCTCATGTCTGAATTACGTAGGAGATATGACATTATATACGAACACTTACGTCAGACGGAAAATGTAGACCCACGATTCGCTCGTCTCAGGAAACGATGCATTCTGACTGGAATAAGTGGAACCAGGATGAACAGAGGGACGATAGGTTACAATGTAAATAAAGGCTATGAGATTTACATATGCCTCGACGGTGGCACAGAATCCATAAATTCAGCAATGAATGTCTTGATTCATGAACTTGCTCATGTCACAGTAGACGAATATGATCACTCCCCAGACTTTTGGAGATCATTCAAAGACTTGAAAGACTTGGCAAAATTGATTGGAATCTATGAACCCATTGATGGAAAAATTGATTATTGCAGCATCACTATCCGAGACTGATTCTTTTCTCGCGTGATTGTAAATGTCTGGTGGAATAGTCCAACTAGTATCAACTGGTGCTCAGGACGCTTGGTTAACCGGGAAGCCGGAGGTTTCATTCTATCGGTCAAGCTACAAGCGGTACACCCACTACGCAAACTCTTCAGAGCGCCAGCTTATTCAGGGCGCACCAACTGCGGGAAGCATCTCAACGATTCGTTTCGAGAAAAAGGGTGACTTGGTAAATTCAGTCTACCTGATTGCAAAGGATACAACAGGTGCACTCATCCCCAATCTTGATTGGACTCAGGTTATTGATAAAATTGAGCTTCTGATTGGTGGTCAGATTATAGATACACAGGACATTACATGGATTTCCAGTATTGAGCCAATCACAGGAGCACAAAATTTTTCTACTCGATACCTGAATACCAATACCGCTGTAAATGGCCCAACAAACTCCAAGAATGGCTTTCTCCCCCTCAAATTCTTTTTCAACAAAGACTGGAACGTCTCTCTGCCACTCGTAGCACTCCAGTACCACGATATTGAGATTCGTATTACGTGGAACTCTAGGCTTAGCGGAACTACAACAAATATATGGAATGGAACCAATCTTACCACGCCAACAGCATACTCGAGTCTCCAGTACGAGGCGTGGTGCAACTTCGTCTACCTTGACCAGGCGGAGCGTGACTACTTTGCAAATACTCCCATGGACATGCTCATAACACAGGTTTCTCGCATTCCAATTGGTTCAGGGAATATGCAGGAGCTCGCACTTGCCCACCCAGTAAAGTTTCTGGCATTCCCTGCAAACAACTACACAACCAACTATCTGAGCTCACAAGCTCTTCCCACTGACCGTGTCAACTACCAGTTCAAGACACAAGTGAATGGTGTTGACATTGGAGATTCTCGATCCATGTTACAATGGATTGATGTGCCACAGTATTACTGTACTCCATTTGGTTACAATCAATTTGGTTTGACAGCAAACGTAGCCATCATTTCTTATGCACTGGATACATCAAAACTTCAGCCTACAGGTACACTGAACTTTTCACGTATTGATACGTACCGTATTGTGTCCCCAGTAGGTACAACACTGAGTACTCTCAGTGGAGCAACTGGGAACTATTTCTATGCAGTCAATTACAACGTCCTGCGAATCAAGGATGGAATGGCTGGGTTACTGTATTCAAACTAGTCTTTTTAGCATGAAATAAACTGCAGCGACTACAAGTGCGCTGGCAATCATACCTGTAAGAGATAAATCACCAGAATTCAACTGAAATTTTGGTATAAAAGAGCTTAATTTGCTCTGAACTGGTTTCGAAAACCCTACGACTGCTGCAATTCCTGCAATTGCTGCGTGGAGTTGATCATCAGTCAGACCAAATGGATTTTTCGTCTTTGGAGCCTTGGCTGGTGCTGTATCCACAAGACTTAGACCGGCAACCCTGTCATTTGTTGGGTTGATGTAGGAACCCTCGCCTCCTGAAGGTGCAAAGTCTGCGCTTGCAACGACATCCGAGATTGGTGTCGAAAAATCCATTTGTATTTGCGGCGGTTTTATTTCTTCTGCAGGCAACTCGGGTACATACTGAAAAATATCACTTGATCCTTCAACTGTGCTCGAGTTGTTAAAATCTAGATTCTCTATAATCATCTCTAGAATCAGTCGCGAAAATTTTTATCGAATAATTGACGAAGGTAAATTCCTATTCTGTTGAACAAGTGGAGGCCAGAATACATAGCCATTTATTTTTCCTTCATTTATCAAATCTGGAATTTCTAAATCAATAGCACGTTTAAATTTCAGCTGACTTGTAATAGTCTTTGTATTTTCATTTTTTACAATGTATCCCTGCATTCCTGTGCAATATCTATTTGGGTCTAGACGAAATACATTTTCAAAAACTTGAGTTCCACGATTTGCATCGAGATTTCCCATGAATAAAATATCAAACTCAGGAAAGTACTGTATGACTGATTCTATAATTGCATTCAAATTCTCTGGAAATACAGCATCATCTTCAAAAATCATAGTATACCCTGGTGTACTGCTTACAGACTCCATCAGAGCTTTATGGCTCTTGTAACACCCAACTTCACCTGGTTGAAAAGTTTCACGAGGCTCTGGACCATGTGCTTCAAATACACTGATTGGTTTTGAAAGAGTCTTCTCCATGGTTATAATATTTTCAATACGTCCATGTGCACACGGAAGGTGAATAACTATGTACTGCAACATATTTTATTTTGGTTGTTTCGTTTTAAATGCGTTTCGGACGAATAGCCTTTGGAGCCTTTGCCAAAAGGTGACTAGGCCCGGCTGCTTTTATACCATAGTACTTTTTGTAATTTGAAATTACAAAATAGGTTTCTTTCGTAGTCTTGTAAATAATACGCCCCTTGCTGTCTTTGAATGGTGTAATCACCCAAGGATTAATCTTTCCAATCATATTTACGAGAGCCTGGCGACGCGGCTTAGTAGCCTCTTTCATGAGTTGATTGAAAATCTTCATACATTAGGATTACATTTTTTTAATTGTCAAGGCTGAACGCTTTTTATCAACCGTGGTTGTACCAGAAATTACGTGCTTTGGATTGTAATTCTTTTGATGAAATTGCCAGAGTGCATCTGAACCTATCCGAAACCCTTTTCGTATAGGAGCCTTGTAGTAATAGACACAGTCCTCAATTTTATTCGACTTGCTCGTATTGTCCAACACCAGACATTCATAGTTTTCTGTACACGAATTCATCACCTGACAGAACATGTCAAATGTAGGAAAGACTCCAAAAAACGCCTTGTACAAACGCTCCCTGTTCTGTATGACATTTTCCCTCAGGACAAAGACATAATCTACATTTGCACGAAGATCTGGAGTCAAATCCATACAGTACTGCATTGTCAACAAGAAGAAGATTTTCCAGTGCCGTCCATTCATAAAACACTGACGAATACATGTATCCTTCATGAATGACTTGTCGTACATGCAGTCGTCAAGAAGCAAAAATGCACCCACCTTGTTTCCTGTGCTCACAATCTTTTTCTGGCGCTCCAAAACCTTTTCAATTGCAGACCTATTATAGTCTCCGTAAATGAATAAATCTGGAACAAATTGTTTATAGTAATGATTTCCATCCTCAGTCCCTGACATTACAATACCACACGGCAAATGACGCTTGTGATACATAATGTCTGTGACGAGAGTACTTTTTCCAGTACCTCGTTTCCCTATAAAAACACAAACCTTGTCATCCCCTATTTTACTTGGGTCAAACTTCTTCAGCTGAAGGGTTGCCATCTGATAATCGCCCCTATTTTTATCAAGGCTTGAATACGCAAAACATTTTCAATTGTATAATTAGTAAATGGATCAATGGTTCACAGGAAATCCAAATAGGACATACTTTGACACCGTGCAGACAAAAAAAGAGGGCAAGCTTCGTAAGTCTTTTGAACTCCCATTTCAATTTAAAGGGACGACATTCGGGACGACTGGAATTTGTGACGTTCCTGTATTCGGTGATTACCTTACTGGGTTGACATTACGAGTCATTCTTCCACCAATTTACACAATAAACCCAGCTCAGTTTGTATACCCAACTGCATCGAATGCAAAGGTGTACGTAAACATTCCTCTCTCATTCATAATTGCATCCCAAGGAACTCTTACAGCAAATACAGTTGGAACTCACGGGTTTTCAGTCGGATCAAATGTTTCAATCTCAGGATTGACCACACAGTTTGCTCAACCATTAAATGGATACTATACAATTTTAACAGTTCCGACATCAAATTCATTTACATGCAATGCAAACAACAAAACTGGAACTGCAACTGGCGGCACGGCTACAACTGTCGCAGTAATTCCTACAAACATAACAAATTACTTTTCAACAACAAATACGGATTTGTGGCTTCAGGTTGTCGTTTCTCAACTGACTGTTTCAGTCCCATTTGTTTATAATTCATCTGTGTATTCAAGTATAACATTTGCTAATTCGTCTGATGCAGCATTTTGGGGGTTTGATGGTCGCCAAGGTTTGACATATCCATTTATAAATGGAAAAGTTAAGCCACCATGGTCTCTTTCACAAAGTGGATGGATACCTGGATACTTTCCTCCAAGTTTATCAACATACGTTGATTCTGTCGCAAACAAGTTGATTAAAAGTGCCCGTATCCTGGTAGGTAAGCAGCTTATAAATCAATTTGATGGAGAATACATTGAACTCTTCAACGACCTGACTATTCCTTATGAAAACAAGGCTATTCTAAAACTTTTGAATGGTACTCTTGACCAGACACAATCTACATTTTCAAGAGAATATTACGTCAAATTGCCTCTTGGAACAAAGAATGTCCCAATTGGTGCATTGACACACCAAAGTCTCTCGGTTGAAATTGATTTTGAGAAATACCAAAACTTGTCAGTGAATCTCAACGCTGGAAGTGGTCTTTTCAATGATCAAAAGTCTTACAAAGTAATTCCCGGTACATTGAATATTAAAGTTTCATTATCCTATCAACAATATCTCATTTTAATTGGGTTTGATGGAACTTTATTCATTTATGATACTTCGCGTGACACGTACATTACAATTCCAGCAAGTCAGACATTACTTGGAACGAGTATTTTCGGGGATTGCTTTCGATACAATGTACTCTATGTACAGGGAAATGATGGAATAATTTCATCATTGCCAATTTCAGATTTGATAGCCGGAATAACTACAAATTTTATCAGCAATTCTCCGCTCGACCCGGTAGGACCGGGGACTGGGAGCATGACTGCAGATTCTACTCATTTGTATTACGCCCAAAGTAACGTAAATACGAACAACTTGATTATAACACAGTACGACACGACAAAAGATTTTCAAACAGCATCTTCATACAAATCAATCAATTTTACACAAACAGTAACTGGAACCGTGACGAGTTTCAATCAAATGTTGTACACAGGAAGTGAACTCATACTGATTCCAAATGCAACCACTAGTCTGTATGCTAGTACAGATTTTGTGACTATTTATCCAATACCTTATCAGACGTACGGGGGAAGTATATCATCCGGTGTTGTCGTGGGTAGCACAGTCTATTTTGTAATTGATTCAGTAAATTTACTCTCCTACAATTCAAGGACTAGAACATTTGTTACAAAATCTACAGTCATTCCAAATGGCCTAGGTACACTTGGAAATTTACAAACAACTGGAAATTTCATTTATGGTTCAAGCAAAACAAATGCAAATACATCGGTTTTCCAGATAAATACAGATACAATGTCAACCGTGTATTATTCAAATGTCGGAAGTTCGCCAGTCCCATTGACTGGTCGTAAAATTTTCGCATACGGACCACGGTACGTCTACATGTTTACAAACGACTCTACGAGCGCCTCACCTATTATCCGGTTTGACCCTTACGTGTTATCCCCTATAGGATTCCAAGGAAGTCTCATAGCAGACTATGAAACTGGTCAGACAAAACCAGGAAATACACTCGTCGGATTTGTCCAGGCTCAGAAGATTCAGTCACCTGCTCAAATGGATCTGAGAGGCCCTGTAAAGGAACTCTGGGTCTACGGGAATGTGACAAGCACGTACACATATTCAAACTTGAGCGATTCAAGTACTCTAGGATTGACAAATGGTGAAAACATTGTGACGGGTGACACTGGAACCCGAAAGTTACTTTCTATTATAAACCCATTTGAGACACACACTGCAATGCCCGTGAGAAACTTTTCAGTCATTCCTTTTGAAATTGAGCCAGAGTCGGAGGTTCCCAACGGAACCATAAACTTTTCTCGGATTCGTGACCAGGTGTTTACAGGAGGCGCATCAAGTGCCTGGTCTAGGAATTACAACATTCTGGCAATCAAAAATGGAATTGGTGGTTTAATGTTCAACTAAACTTCTCTGTATACAGTAGAAAATGTTCACCTTTACAACACTGGGAACTTTTGGTCAGTTTGGTCCTTCGTCAAACAGATCCTATGCAAATTTTCCATGGTCATCAAACAGTTTTTCAATTCAAAATGGAATTCAAAAGTGGACTGTTCCGTCAACTGGCACGTACACAGTCACTGCAGCAGGCGCGACAAGTTCTACACCTGGAAATGTAGTCACCACAAACCTTACCCTGACCCAAGGCCAGGTTGTCTCAATCCTTGTTGGTCAGATGCCATCGTCTCTGTCACAGCCGTCTACAATTACTGCAGGTGGAGGAGGAGGGACTTATGTAATGTCAGGAACCACGCCTCTGCTGATTGCCCCCGGTGGTTCATCTGGTTCAGGGACGCTTGTTCCAGGTGCAAATGTCAGTTCAAATGGAATTGCAACAAACTCAATTTATCCTTATACGTACCCGCGTTCGTACGTCGACGGAGGAACAGGTTCACCATATCTCTACGGGAATTATTCTGGGGGGTTTGGAGGAGGTCAGGCACCAATTGGAGTTCCAAATACTATACAGACTATAGTAGGCAACGGGACGACGTGCACTGTTACAACAACTGCAGCTCATGGATATCCGATTGTTTATAATGTTCGTATATCTGGCACGAGTACCTTTGACGGAACCTATCAGATAAACACGACAAGTCCAACTCAATTTACATTTTTGACAAGTACAATCGCTTCTGAATCTACAGGGTCTGTAACAGGTCTCGTTTCAGGAACATCTGGTGGGGGAGGAATTTCGTATGGCGGTACAGACCTTGGAGCAATTTCAAATACATCTGGATACGTTACAGTACAGTACGGTCCAACCCCTTCTCCTGTTTCTTGGGATGGAACAAGGCAGTGGTACAGTGTTGCAAGCTATCCACCGAATTCATACGCAAAGGTTTGGGCACGAAATAAATTTATATCAATTTCAACTACTAACCCTACTATTATAGCAATGAGCACAGATGGAATAGACTGGACGTATCCAGTTACTACAGGAATACAAATAGATAGTTTTGCATCCCTTGCAACTTCAACAGATCAAAGTATTATTTGTACAAGCAATGGGTATTCGTCACCGGACGGAATAACATGGACTAAAACGCCAAATGTTCCAATTCTGTTTATAAATTATCTCAATGGAATGTTTATTGGTCCAGGGAATGTAAACCTCAACGGTGATCCGGTAATTATATATACAAGTATAAATGGAATTGATTGGACTTCAATTACATCTGATACCCGAATGCGTTCTATTCAAGCATTTGGAAAAGGTCTATACGTAGGTATTACTAATGCTTATCCTCGGAATTTGGCATATTCTGTTAATTTAGTAAACTGGACTCAAGTTCCTTTTACTGATATTTACGCTCAATGTGTTGGTTTTTTTAATGATCTATTTATAGCTGGTGGAGGTGACAATACCAATAATGGAGTTATTCGAACATCAATTGATGGAATAAGTTGGACACAGAGATTCTCTGGATATGGAAATTTTTTTTGTATACAATATATAAATGGTAAAATAATAGCACTAGACTCTGGGTCGTGTATTTCGTCTGTAGATGGATACACATGGAATATCATTGCTACAAATCAATTTATTTACAGGGATATACCTCCGTATTATGTATATTTCTCAGAGTACTCTGGATCAGTATCTCCGGACATTTGTACATTTCAGGGTGGAGGTCCAGTGTATATAACTGACGGAACAAATTTCATTACATCTTCAAATGTTTTGCAAAATAATCCGATTGACATTGTCTATTCAAAAGAGTTGGGACTTTTTGCAGCGACAACAAGAAATTCTGTTTGTACATCAAAAGATGGATATACGTGGGTTGAAATTTTTTTAACTTCTGGAGATGTCTATTACTATAGTATTTTGTGGTCATCAGAATTGGGAATTTTCATTGCATATGCACCCTACACTGCTTTGTATACTTCAAATGATGGAGTTACATGGATTTTAAGTAAATTTATACCACAATTTTCACAAAATAAACCTTCCTTGTTATATAGTTGGTCTAAAGAACTAGGAATTTTCTCAGTTGGAAACGGGTATTCTAAGGATGGTATTAATTGGGGATATATTGGTACACATATTAACAATCCTACATGGTGTTCTGGCTTAAAAATGTTTTGTGGAACAACTAATATTTTTTTTACTCAAGCTGTCTATTCATATGATGGAATAAATTGGATTAATGGTAGAACGTTTGATAGTCTTCATGCTTTATATTATATAGCTACAAATGGTGTTTTTTTTGTAGGAGCAATAGGGAATAAGTTTTATAAATCAACAGATGGTATAAACTGGGTTGAAAAATCCTCTGATACAGGAGTTGTTGGAGTTTTTGGAAAAGTTTCGATTGTATGGGCTCAAGAAATTGGACTATTTGTAGCAATTTATCAAGCAGATCAATTCAACAACACAGTAAATATAATTTCAAGTTCACCTGACGGAGAAGTGTGGACTATCCTGCAAAAAATATCTCTAAATGGTCAAATAGAAGCAATGTGTTGGTCTGGAACCAAGTTTGCAGCAGTTGGTGGCAATTTATCAGGAGTTTTAATATCGCCCATTTAATATGGTCCCTGCTCAGTTTGCACACCAGATTACACGACTCCAGTTTCCAAAGGATGTTCACTTTGGAGACGACATTTCAATTTGGATTGCAAAGGCTGGTGATGTCGCTCTCGGATCAATGTACCTCCGTGTCGCCTGGCCAGTTGCTTGTACAGTGGACGATTCTGCAGGGACACGAATGATTGACTTTGTGGAGTTGAGACACGAAAATGAACTCTTAGAACGCCATTACGGAGAAACTATAGAAATTATGAATGATCTTACAGTCCCGCAGGCGAAACAAGGTGCACTTCAGCAGCTGACTGGCAAAGGCCTTACGAGCAATTTACAGTCGTATTACATAAAAATGCCATTCAAAATGAATCTGCCTCTGTGTGCACTCGATACTGCTCCCATATTCAGAATAAAACTGAGACCATCTAACGAATTTTCATCAATCAATTTCACTGGAACCATTCAGGTTGATTTGTTTGTAGATTACGTCTACGTCACAAAAGCGGAACGAGACTATTTCAAAAAGACTCGAATGGACTACCTGACGCACACAATGCAGAGACTTGTCGTCAGTACTACTCCGTTTCTGACAGAGTTTACCAGACCAGTCAAGGAGTTGTATTGGGTGATTCAGACAGTCGGAGCATCATCCTACGACTTTACAAATAATGGATCTGACCAACTCGTCTCTCTCAATCTTCGATTCGATGGAAATGAGATTATCAAAGATGAATTTGGAACTCCAATGTTCATGAGAATCATTCAAGGTCTTGAGAATCATACGCGTGTCCCAGACAGATACTTTTACATGCATTCATTTGCATTGGATCCAGAACACCCAGACCAGCCAACTGGAGAATTAGACATGTCTGCAGTAACTCGTCAGCTGCACACATTGACTCTTTCTCCGAGTACCTCACCGAGACAAATCCGAGTCTATGCATTGACTCACAATATCATTCGGCTCGAAGATGGTCTACTGAAGAGTGTATTTAGCACGACAGGAACCATATAAAATAAAGATTGACATGCATTAGAATGGACATCTTTTTGCCCGTCATGGAGTCTTCAATCATCCTCGCAGCACATTACGCAAAGGCGGCTGGTCGTGACTCAATCACAGGCCAGGACATGGCAATGGGTCTCATGTACGCAGCACGAAATGTCACAGGAAAGCAGATTGGCAGCATGTACCCAGAAGTCTACGACGAGGAGGACGAGGACGAAGACGAAGACGAAGACGAAGACGCAGAAGAGTTTACAATGTACACAGGGACTGAGGATGAGTACGCAATGAAGATGAATCAATGTGCTCAGGATTGGGATGATTGGGAACCAGAGACGCCAGCAGAAGCTGCGCTCAAAATAGCTGTGAACAAAGCCAAGGAGGATTATGTATGATATCGATGAAGAGACTGAGGAAGAGGAGGAACTTGAACCTCGAGTCAAGTATTCTGTAATTTTAGAAAAGGATGATTACGAGTCAGAAGAGGAGGAGGATCCAATTCCTTATTCAGAAAAGGATAGTTTTTTTCTCATTATAAAGTAAGATGTCCTGGGTCGTAGCAACAGACGTCGTAAACATTTTCTCCCCAGCAATAACCACTGGCTTCTTTTTTGCAACTGCAATTGCATGGGTTGATGTCATACGGTGGACAATCTCTCAGCTCGTGAATGTGTCCAAGAATGGCGGCAGCTACTACTTTCTGAGTGCAGTGTTCACCACACTTTTGAGCTTTGTTGTTCTTCTTATGCTCGGTCGCGTCAAGCGGACTTCTGGATACCAGGGAACTCAAATGTAAATAAAAACAGCACTGCCATGTAAATTAAATGGATCGTGTATTCTTGCTCGATCGCTCAGGATCTATGAACAGCTGCCGTGAAGATACAATTGGTGGTTTTAATGCATTTATTGATGCACAAAAAGACTACGGAGGAACAATGACATTGTGTCTCTTCGATAACGAAATTGAAACCGTTTACGAAAAGATTCCTATTGGTGATGTTCCACCTCTTGTGTTTACTCCACGTGGTTCAACTGCTCTCTACGACGCAATTGGTCACGTTTTAAAGTTGAATTTGAGCGACGATGCAATGGTCATTATTTTGACGGATGGCGAGGAGAATTCATCTGTAAAGTATACAGCTGACCACATTAAAGATTTAATCTCTATGAAAAAATGGACTTTTGTATACATTGGAGCAAATCAAGATGCAATTTTGAATTCATCTCGGCTAGGCATTCGGACGTCACTCAATTACGACACACGCCAAACACCTGAGCTTTTCAATACTCTTAGTGCAGCTGTGTCACAGTATTCGACGACTGGTCAGTTGATAATCTAAAATAGTAGACTCCTATACTATCAATGAGTCACCGCATGTATCAGATGCTTCTTGAAAATACACGCATTCCAATTGTCATTGCGACAGGTCCAGCTGGAACTGGAAAAACAATGATGGCGTGCAAAACAATTCCACACGGGAAACGTGTAATTATGACTCGCCCAGCTGTATCAGTCGATGAGCAGCACGGCTTTCTTCCAGGGAACATCAATAAGAAGATGGAGCCGTGGGTAAAACCAATGACTGAGTTTATGAATTACAAGACGGGTCACGTTGAAGTCTGTCCATTGGCGTACATGCGTGGGAGAACCTTTGATGATGCGTGGATCATTGCAGATGAAATGCAAAACTCGACACCTTCTCAGATGAAAATGGTCATGACTCGTCTTGGAAAGGATTCAAAGCTCGTAATTACTGGTGACATTGGACAGCACGACAGGGGATTTGAGAACAACGGGCTCGAGGATCTTCTTAGGAGGCTTCAAGAGTATCCAATTATGGGTATTGGTCACATTCAATTTACAGAAAAGGATGTAAAGCGTCATCCAATCATCAGGGATGTTTTAAAGCTTTACGACAACTAACTAACTATGAGTTATTACGACACTCTAGGGGTGCAACAAAATGCATCTCAAGATGAAATTAAAAAGGCGTACAGAAAACTCGTAATTGTACACCATCCCGATAAAGGAGGCGACCCAGAAAAATTTAAAGATATTAGCAACGCCTATGACATTTTGTCTGATCCAGAGAAACGTTCACAGTATGATAATCCAGCGCCTCCGCAGATTGACATTTCACAAATGTTTTCACAAATGTTCAGTGGAGTGATGGGGGGCCGTGAAATGAACAGGCGTCACACAATTGATTTAACGCTTGAGCAAGTTTTCACGGGGACTGAAAAGACTATCAAGGTTCCAATTGTAAAACCGTGTCAGAGGTGTGCAGTTCAATGCATGAAATGCAACGGCCAAGGAATGTATGCAAGCCAAGAAATGTTTGGAATCATGCCACGTCAATGTGACAGGTGTGAAGGTGTCGGCATGTTTAGGAATGGATGCACCGAATGTTCTCATCAGAAAAAGACGGTTGAATCTGTTTTTGTAAATATAAAAATTCAGAAAGGTGTGCAATCTGGTCATCAAGAGGTTATACCAGGTCTTGGTGAGCAGTCACGTTCCCCCCGTGAGCGTACAGGGAATTTGATTGTTACTATGAATGTAAAGAACCATCCTCTATTTCAGAGGTTTGGAAATCATCTGAAATACATAATGACAATTAGTTTTGATGAATCAGTTGATGGAATCAATGTGAGCATTCCTCATTTTTCTGGTCCTGTTGAATTTAATACATTGAAAATTTTCGGGATTATTGATCCTCGAAGAGATTATGTCATTCATCACAAGGGTCTAGATCACGATTCAAATCTCTTGATTAATTTTGACATTCAATATCCTAGGCCACTGTCCTAGGATTTGGTCTTGAATTTCTGCACATTGGACATGTTACTCGGTGTCCTAAGTTCTGTCGTGAGACTTTCCAGTTGTTGAAGCATTCTTCGTGAAAAAAATGGTTGCACAACGTCTTCACCTTGACTCCCTCGCTCAAAACAGAGTAACAAATTGAGCATTCAGTTGGTTCCTCTGGAAGAAGTCCCGCCTTTTTAGCATGTGTCCAACACATTCCGCTTATGCACCGTGCTCGTTTGCAGCGTTCACCAGAACCAGTATTTGCTCGACATCTGTATTCGTCGGTTGGAAGAGGTCTTGGTGTTGGATTCTGTGAGTGAATTAGACATGTATCCATTCCAGCTGAGCATTTGTTTTTGCAACGCGCACCTGCACGAGTAAGTCCTGGGCACACTGGTCTAGGCGGAGGCGGAGGAGGTCTTAGGTACGAATTGTGTGGGTTAAAACCATGTCGTCGAAGAAAGAATGCAGCTTGAGGATTTATATAGAGATTTCTTCTGTCAATTTCATGAACAATTTCTACGAGTGCATGTAACAAATCACCTTGCATCTTAATTTACTCTGTACTGACACTTTTAGGTACATGAGGAGTTGTAAAGTCTTCAGTCAAAATCTTTTCTCCTGTGTGACCCTCTGATTTGATGTAGTAGGCTGTGGCGTACATCACAATTGCCAAAAGAACACTGCTGAATCCCAAAAAGGTTTGCTGAGCCTTTAAGTAAGAGACAAAATCATCAAATGCTTTAAATCCTGTTGGTTTTGTGAACACCTTGGGCAGTACAAAAATCATAGCCAGATTAATTACAAGAGCCACCACAATTGGTTTCAGATCAATTTCATTCATTTATATCATGTTCGTATGTTTTTTGCAGAAGCATCCTCCTGCTGACGCCTTGAACGGGCACTGCCGACCTTCAAGTGTCTTGGCTGCACACTTGGTAACCTTCTGCTGCTCCTGTGGCGGCGGCTCTGCAATAAACATGACACATCTCCTCGTCTCCTTGAGCTTCAGGGAGTGCTCCTTGTAGCGCTTGACAGAGTTGATGAGCTTGGTGTTCATTTTTCTTGTACCATCCCAGTCTACGTCAATCGTCTGACTGATACATGACGCGTTTTTTATCTAATTCATTAATAGGATGTTTTGTCATCAGAAGAAGGAAATTCTGTATGTTATTCTTCCATACTTTAACTTTTGTGGATTCAAGAGACGCAGAGACTTGTTTATTCAATTTGTCGAACGAATGAAAAAAACAAATGGTATCCGCATAGTAATCTCAGAGCTGGCTGGAGAAAGTCTTCTTCCCAGAAATTTAAAAGTCTTTCGTCACCTTACATTTACAAATCAGAGCATGCTGTGGACGAAAGAAAATCTGGTGAACAATGCAGTAAAGACTCTCCCTGACGATTGGACATGCGTTGCATGGATAGACGCTGACGTTTCATTCTTCAACAGAAACTGGGTCAAAGAGACTCTAGACAGCCTTGAAAGGTATGACATTGTGCAGATGTTTCAGACTGCAGTAAACCTGGGGCCGACAAATGAGGCGATACAAATAGACAAGAGTTTTGGGTACATGCACGTTGACAGTGGGACTGAACTCATTCAAAATGACAAGTATGGCTTTTGGCATCCAGGCTTTGCATGGGCTTGTACGAAACACACGTGGAAGCGAAGCGGAGGCCTCATTGACTGGGCAATTCTCGGATCGGCCGACCGTCACATGGCCTATGCACTCAAAGGAAGGGTTCTTGAAAGTGCACCTGGCACAATACATCCGAATTACATGAAGTTGCTCATGGACTTTCAGAAAAGAGTCAATGGTCTTTATCTAGGATATGTTTCCGGGACAATTTTCCATCACTGGCACGGTTCTCTAAAGAATCGAAAGTACCGTGAACGCTGGGAAATTCTTACAAACAAACAATATGATCCTCTCAAGGACATTTACAAGGATGATTCAGGAGTTTTAAACTTTACGACGCGTGGTCACAGGATGGACAAGGACATGTACACGTATTTCATTGGTCGCAAAGAAGATGACCTACAGAATTCATGAGAGAGAGTGTTCCAGGATGATTCCAACTCGTAATCCGTTCATCGTAGCACGTCTTCATGTGTTTCATTAAATCATCGAGCGATGGTTCTCCCCAAATCATCCCTTTTTGGTACAGAAAATCATCACGTTCCATTGGAACTTCAGTGCAATGAACTACAAATGGTGTATCAGGAACGTATTCCTTCAGTCCCCCAAAATCTGTTATAATGACTGGTTTTCCTCTGAGAGCAGCCTCGACTGCTCCCATTCCGACACCTTCAGACCGTGAACAATTGACGTAACAGTGACCTTGTGAGTGAATTTGGGCATCCAGTTCTTGAGTACTCAGCAGATTATTTATAATTGTTATATTTGGTATTTTCCAGTTGACTGGTTCTTTACATGTCGCCTTCAAGAGCAATTTTGCATTTGGGAGTTGCAGGCGAATAAATGCCTCTATGAGCATTTTAATATTTTTTCGTGGATCAAGAACATTTCCAATTGTATAAAAAACATATGGGGGAAGAGGTGCCCAGTGTGGGAGAAGTTTCCAATTTCCAAATGGAAACTGTTTACGGAGAATCTCTAGGCAAAATGTACTTGGGACGTACAAAGGACTGTATTTTTGAGCAAGACTTCCATAACTTTCATGGACTGTAAGAGTTTCACAGACAGTCATGTACATCTTTTTTCGGCATCTATCAAGCATGTGGCCAACATCAGTCACTGGGAGAACAAACGCAAAGCCGACATCATAATTCTTTAAAGGAACTGGGTCACCAAACTGCACGTAATCAGCTTTGTGACCTAGACTCTCGACAAGTTCTAGGTATTTGTATGTAACCTGACCTATCCCTGCTAGGAGTCTAGGTCCCACAAACAACCAAGACTGCATACTATTTTATTTTTGATTTTGTTGTTTAGTTTACTACTGTGACATCGGCATTTGAATAGTTTTCTAGAATGAGCTGAGCAATTCTGTACCCAGGCTTGATTACAAAAGGCAGTCGTGTATCGGTGTTAATCAGAACAACCTTAATCTCCCCCTTGTAATCTGGGTCTACTACACCAGCAAGGACGTCGAGTCCATGCTTTACGGCCAGTCCAGAGCGAGGAGCAATGCGACCATATGTCCCCTCTGGAAGAGCATTAAGTCCGATACCAGTCGAAACAACGACCCGCTGTCCTGGGAATACTGTGTAGTGTTCAGCGCTGAAAAGGTCGAACCCTGCTGCATTGTCTGAACCGCGGGTTGGCAGGGTGGCTGTTGGCTGAAGACGTGTGACTTCCATTCTATCATTTAATAGTACCAAAGCTTTATTTTGCAATTGTAAACTCGAGAGTCGCCGACCAGTCAAAACCATTGGCATCCAAAGGATTTCCAAATCTATCTATAAATGAAAAATTAATGTAATCAAGTCGTAGATTGTATGATAAATCAATTTGCTGTCTGTTTTGTACATTCTCCGCCCAGTAAGCAACATTGTTTACAATTGTATTCAATGGAATTTTAAATGTAATTTGATAATTTTCATATGAAGGTGTTCCTAAATTTTCAATAAACATTGAAATGTACGTGTCCCAGTTTAAAGTGTAGGGGTATTTTGCAGTGTTGCTTGCAGTACTCGTATATCCAAGAAATGAAAGGAGGGAATTTTGAGTTGCTGGGCCAAGGTCTCTTCCTGAAGCACCACCATTTTTAGACCAACTTAGAATAGAAGTTCCACTAAATTGACCAAGCGTAATCAATGAAGTAGCTGTTAGATACCCTCCTCCAATGAAGGTTGCAGCATTCAATGCAGTTATCGATGTATAATTACCAGGTGTAATGGCGTAAACTACACTATTCGTATCTGTAAATGTATTATATGGTGCCCTGACGTTATAGAATCCAATTGGAATCTGGGAATTAAGAAGTGCAACTGAACTGCACAGTCTGTTTCGAGTCACGAGACTATATTTCCCATTAAACTTGTTATTATTGACGAATGTTAATGTAGGACTATTTCCAGCAACGTTTCCTGTAGTCGCAGTATCAAGATGAATCAGAATTTTCTCCATTATTATAATGTAAATATAAAATAATAATGACACTTCTTCATATTGATACAAGTAGTAAGAATGTCATTAAAAATAACGGGAATCCATACGACTGTAAAATTAACATAACTGGAAGATACGAGAATGTAATTTCAGCAGAACTCGTGTCATTAGAAATTTCGTATTTTCCACAAAGTTTATTTAGTAAGCTTTCTTCATCTGCTATATCCTCAGCCATCAGTGCATTTTCTCTCAGGGCGGTAAACGGCCAAACGGCTCTGGCTGTGAATGTTCGAAACGGAACAACTTCGGCGACCCAAGACTTTTACGCTGACGTATTCGGGAACCTCTTGACGTACCCCGTGACTGGCCAGAGTCTCTCGAGTTGGTTAGGGGGTGCGACGGGCTACGTGGCGACGTGGTACGACCAATCCGGGAAGGGAAACGACGCGACCCAAACCACTCCGGCTAGTCAACCTCAGATTCAGAAAGGAACGAAAGGTCCAGGATATATGATTCTCTTTACAGGAAGTCAATATCTTACTGGATTCACATCTGATAAACTTAATAAAACAAATTTTACTGTATGTATGAATGAAAGAAGAACATCAGCGTATGGGAATGGTTCTACAGACAATCCAATAATAACGTGTGGTCTTGGTGGTGCCATCAACAGATATTTACACAATATTTACAGAACTGATACAACGTATTTGAATGGAGTATTCGGTTCTCAAGACGTTTCAGGAACTATTTCAGCCTTTGTGGCAAACGAGCCCATTAGATACGGATTTACTTTACGTTCAGCAATTTCTGGAGCTAATATATACGTGTATGGTGATCCTTTAGGAACCCCAATTAAAGTACAAAATACTCTAAGAACAGTCCTATTGTCAAACATGTCATCCAATCGTAATTTGATACTTGGCGGGCTCAATTATAATTATGATATTCCTATACCTCCATCTACATATTATATTGGTGAAATGTATGAAATTCTTATATTCAAATCATCTTTCTATGATACCGATGGTACGACGGGCACAAACGTTCCTACGACCGTCCAGACAATTTACAATGACCAATTGAGTTACACGGGCCGATGAGTGCAGAGCCCCAGCCTAGCCTCTTGTGGTCGAATTAAAATGCTCGTAAAATGTAATGAGTTATGTATCAGTCTATATAGAAAACATAGGTGAATCGGCTCCAGCTGAATCTTCGCACATTACGTACAAAATTCCAGTCTCCGGTACATCTATTTTTTGGTCAAAAAATAATGAAAATAATCAAATTATAAAAAATCAAGGAAATTCTCAATTAAAATACTTGAATATAAAAGTTTTGGATTCAAACGGAAACATTCTTTCACCTGGACCAGATTGGTCATTTACTATAAAGTTAAACTTCCGTTAGGAAAATACGTTGCTGAAAACTCAGAAAATGTATTCTGAACCATTGGCGAGGCGTTTGACATTATCACCTCTTTCACTTTAGCATATGTGTTATTTACATTTTCAAGTGCGCTAATAGCATTGCTTGAGTCTTGAATTAACATACTAATTTGTGGATCTACATTTGACATTTGTGACAATGATTGCATGTACATCATTGCAGCATTTGATGAATAATTCTCCCTTTTCCTGAATACAAACATGTAAATCATTACGAGTGAAATTAAAACTACGGACACTATTGCGTATGTCTTCATTATATACCTTTCAACAATAAATTAATTACAGACAATGTTACAATGTCCTGAAATGCATGTAGAATCTCATTCACATTCATTTGAGCATGATGAAATGCAACATCATTCACAACATCTGGAATGAAACTAATTTTAGCAGTCCGAATGACATTCCGAGTAATCGGGTGCCTTTGAACCTTTCTAAGAGTAACCTGTGTTCGTACACACGGTCTGTTCATTCCTTTCTCTTAATGAATTTTATAATTTTATCTGCATTCATCTTTGCACCTCGAACATTCCTCTTCTTAATCTTCTCTATAAGGTTTCTTACAATCTTGACGTTTTGTGGTGTAAGATTCTGAAGAGCTCCAAGTCTTGCTGCATCCTTCTGACCCTTTTCTGGATTGTTTCCATAAATTGGGTTTCTCGGCTTGACACCCGGATACAGAAATGAACCTGCAAGAACTATGGCCACAGACTGATACAGGCGTTTGAGGCGTTCAATAGGCAGTCCGTAGTGTTTCGAGTACACTGGATGTAAATCTTCTCTGCTTGCTCCAGGGACGTATGCGAGTGTACAATCTACAAAATCCATCTTCTCCTCCTTTCCAGGAAATTGAATTTTAAATTGGCAAACCTGATAGACGTGCTTTTTCGTGGCGGGCAAATCTTGAATTTCTGGAATAAATTCATGGACTGTAACTTTTGCGCCTGTGTTTGTATATGTTCGATTGAGCCATGAAATAAATCCAAAAACCTGTCGAGACATGACAATCTTCATGACTTGAGCTCGACGTTTCCAGTCTCTAATTTTATTAGGAACCGCAAATGTGAAATCAAAGTCTCGTGTATTCAAAACCTTTCTCGGAGCACGAACTGCACGAGCCTCAAGATATAATTTGACCCCCATACCACCTCCGAGTTGAGGAATGAAATAGTTTCTAAACGATTTTAGGAGCGCCTGGTTTTTTTTACAATACTTTATAAAAAGTTGAGGCAACTCACGAATGACTGAAATTCTTGAAATGACGTCATTCCTTTGATAGTCTCCACGTACAAGGCAGTCACTCGGATTACAAATCATAATTTCAGATGGAAAGACTCCTCCATGGAATCCAGATTTCTTAGAAGGTGAATAAAACCCGTCGTATCCGTATTTCAATAAAAATTCTGATGAAAATCTTGAAAACAAATCCTTGTCAAACTCTGTAATTGAGAGTCGCTCACCTCTGTTGAATGGTCTGTTTCTAAATCCACTCGGAGTCTTTCCTTTGTGGAAAAGCTTGTACGCCTTTGTCTGCTGCCACCGAAGAACATTCGTTCCAAGAGCAAATGAAAACCCAATACGAGTCTTTAGAGACAATTTAATCTTCTTAATGTTTGTGTGATTCAAGACAAACAGACGGATATTCTTTTTTGTAGTAAAAGAGCATCTGCGTCCATAGTCTGAAGCTATTCGTGGGTTTTGTGTCATGAAGAAATTCCTGACATCACCAAGCAATGTTTTGCATCCAACTGGAAGCCCTTTGTAGAGCCTCGTATCTTTTGGTATAATTGTTTCCATTATAGTTACTAAAGATTTAAGTTTCAAATAAACAAGTTATGAGTGGCGTCACAATCTTTTTATCCACCCCATGTTACGGAGGTTTGTGTCTGCAGGTATATGCAGAATCTATAACAAGACTTCAAGATGCTTGTACCAAGTACGGAGTTCAATTGATGCTGGACACGACCGAAAACGAGTCTCTTGTTCATCGTGCCAGAAACATTTCAGTTGGACGCTTCATGCAAAAGACACAAGCGACACATTTTCTATTTATCGATGCTGACATTAACTTTGAAGCAGAATCAGTTATCCGTTTGATTGCATCAGGTCATGATGTATCGTGTGCTGTGTACCCAAAAAAGGTTGTCATGTGGGATCAGGCTGAACAGGCTATTACCACCGGAAAAGACCTTGCTCGTGCAAGTGCATCCCTTGTCATGAATTTCAAGTATGCGCAGACGAAAATTGAAAATGGATTTGCAGAGGTTCTCGATGGCCCAACTGGGTTTCTTCTTATTAAACGTGAAGTGTTTACGAAAATGATGAATCATTATCCGGAGCTCAATTGCAAGAATGATCACCAGAATCGAGACTTTGACGACTATTGTGCAGTCTTTGATTGCATGATTGACCCTGTAAGCAAGAGATATCTCTCTGAGGATTATGCATTCTGTCGGCGATGGCAGCAAATGGGTGGAAAGATTTATGCAGATGTCACGACAACACTTGGTCATGTTGGGAATTTACGATTTCACGGAAAACTTGAAGATAGACTAAAGAATACAAAAGCCAAATAGGCATGTACGTGGTAATTTGTACTCGAAATAAATCAATCGCAGTTTCGACTCTGCACAGCATGATGACTCTAAAAATGTACGCAGGTGGTCAGCCTATAGAGTTTAAATATGTAGAAGATCTTTCAGCCTTGTCAAAGTTTATCAAGGAGACTGATAGAATCATGTGGTTTGATTACGGGACAAATCTTGATCACGAAAGCCTAAAGTACGCTCTCAAACCAATGGAGAAGGACGTAAAGATTATAGTCTTCCCTGCAGTCACAGAGGGTATCGACTGGGAAATGTTCAAGGAAAAGGCTGGTTCAGACGAACCAGTTCACCAACGAGGATTAAACTTTGACACTGAGGTGAATACAAAAAAGATTACAGGAACAGAACTCCATGATGTCATTTCGACGACTGCACGAGTATGGGTCATGGACTCCAAGGCGGTGGACAAAAAACTGAAGAGCACACAAAAAAATCTGTCTTGTTCAAGTTACGACGGACTCTTTCAGCAGCTCAAGTCACTTAACCTCCGTGTGGCTGCATTACCATCTGCGACTGTCGTACGAAATTACACTCACGAGTGCCTAGGAAACATTCTCCAGATGCCAGGTCTCACTACAACAGCTTAAAACTAGAATTAGAAATCATTACAATGGAAAAAGAATACATAAGCAAGTCATGGGAGACTTTAGACCTATACAGGTTTCCCGGTCCTCAACCGATTTCGATTGAAAGACGTCATTTTTCAATCCTTCAATCGAAACCGTACCTAGTGTGTGAAAAAACAGATGGAGTGAGACACATGCTCGTTTGTTTTGAAAATACCGATGGAAAAAAGATTTGCGCCCTAGTAGACAGAGCCTTTCACGTAACGTATACAACTCTGACCGTTCCAAGAGACACTATCCTCGACGGAGAACTCTTGGGAAATGTATTTTACGTCTACGACGCAGTTAGAATAAAGGGGGAGGATTTGCGAAAAAAATCTCTGATTGAGCGCCTAGCAAAGGCCAAGGCGGTTGCCAAGTTTATTCTTCGGCAACCGAAACTCCAAGTAAAAGTCAAAGAGATGCATCCTCTCAGTGAGATTCACACCATTTCTCTGGGACATGACACTGACGGTTTGATTTTTACTCCAGTTGATGAGCCGATCAGAACCGGGACACACGAGACTCTTTTCAAATGGAAGCCATTGAATAGAATTACAATTGATTTTTTGGTTCTCAATGGAAAGGATTTACACATTCAAGGCGGGACAAAGGCTGGAGAGCTTCACTTGAGCATACGCCCGTACAAGCCGGGGACAATCCTCGAATGCGACTATGGAAAGTACGGGTGGACACCAGTCAAAGAGCGCCTCGACAAGACGTACCCAAATAACAAGAGGACGTTTGAACGAACACTTGTAAATATTCGAGAAAACATTCAGTTTGAAGAGTTTAGAGATTTACACCGTACATAATTCATGTCAAAAGGCCTTTATAACATAGGGAACACATGTTACCTGAATGCAGCTGTTCAATGTCTTGCACACGTCCCAGAATTGTCAAATTCATTTCTTAGGAATGGCGCATACGACGGTCCTTGTGAACTCACAAAGGAGTATTCACTTCTTGTCCGAAGGCTCTGGAATAAGAGAATAACAGAATCAATTGTTCCACGTAATTTTGTCAAATGCTTCACTGACAAATTTCCT